TCCCTACACGACGCTCTTCCGATCTAGCGCATTTTTATCAAAGCGAAAATCCGCAGCCGGGATATTCATGATTATCTCGTGCACTTAGTAGACAGGCAGCAGCACGCGAACGTTCGTATCAAATACAAGTCTCTGCGGGATTTCCCGCTGACCGGCAAAGTTGACGATTTAATCTTCAGCCTGCCGCCGGATACCGAACAATTAGCAAATTTAGGACGCGCTATGCACAACTGCGTCGGCACTTACCGCGACCGTGTTCTATCTGACAAAGTACGCATTATTGCAGCTTTCAAAAACAGAAAGCCTGTCATCTGTATCGAGATCAGAAATGGCGCGGTGGCGCAGGCAAAACTGGTCAATAATCAACCCGTCCGAGAGGACGCGGAACTTAACCGCGCGCTGCTGGCGTGGGCGAAGTCGAGGAAATTAATAATAGAAACAAATGACGTTCAGACAGAAAGAGAGGTGACCGACGTTGCAGCTGCGATATGATATTGAGTTCACGCTAGCGACAGCGCCGCAGCGCTTCGCTAAAAAGTGGAAACACACGAAAACGACATGGTCGCACCTGCTTGAAAGGCTGTCTAAGCCGACTGTGACAGGTGAAACCGTCGCAGAATACAAAGCGATGAAGAAGACTGACAGGGACAACCGAAAAGATATCGGCGGCTTTGTTTGCGGCTATCTCAAAAATGGCCAGCGGCTCAAGCAGAACATCGAGTACCGGCAGGTTATCTGTCTGGACGCCGACAGCCCGGATGGTGACTTCTTGACTGATTTAGATATTGGCATGGGCAATGTAGCGTGGGGGCTGTACACAACACACAGCCACACCGCTGCTGCTCCGCGCTACCGCGTGCTTATCCCGCTTGACAGACCCGTAACGGCGGATGAATACAAAGCTATTGCAAGGCTTTTGGCAAAAGACATCAACATTGAAGCGATGGACTCTACGACATATGAGCCAGAACGGCTGATGTACTGGCCGAGTAAGCCACAAGATGGCGAGTTCATCTTCAGACACAATGACGCACCGATTCTTAGTGCCGATGACGTTTTGAACCGATACGAAGACTGGCACGATACATCGCTGTGGCCGACATCAAAAAAAGAAGCGAATATCACAATATCAACGGCGAAAAAACAAGGGGACCCGCTGACTAAGCCGGGGCTTATCGGCGCGTTCTGCCGGGCACATACGATCGAAGACGCTATAGAGACGTTCCTGTCCGATGAGTACACCGCCTGTGCAGTAGATGGGCGGTACACGTACACGAAAGGCAGCACAAGCGCTGGGCTTGTTATCTACGATGATAAGTTTGCTTACTCTCATCACTCAACTGACCCCGCAGGCGGCAAGCTCTGCAATGCTTTTGATTTGGTTAGGCTGCATAAGTTCGGAGCTCTTGACGCGGATGCCGTCGAAGGCACTCCGGTAGTTAAAATGCCATCATATACAGCGATGGTGAAGCTGGCGGGAGAAGACGAGGCGACAAGACGCATAATAAGCACCGAACAGGCTGAAGATGTCAAGAAGAGTTTCAAAGAGTCCGGGTTTAATGCTGATGATGCCGACATGGACTGGATGAGTGAGCTGACAAGAGGCTCCGGGAAGAACTCGCCAATACTTCCGGTAGCGGGGAATTTTATCGCTATTCTTGAGAACGATCCGCAGCTCAATGGCACATTCGGACTCGACTTGTTCTCCCGGAGGCTTATCGTAAAAAAAGACCTGCCGTGGCGGAAAAAAGGTATCGACAATATCTGGCGGGATACTGATGACGCCGGTCTGCGCAACTATTTAGCAAAATACTACGATCTGGCCGCAAGGCAGGTCATCGATGACGCATTAGTAGAAGTCATGTACAAGCACAAAACGCACCCGGTGCAAAACTATCTGAAAAGTTTGAAATGGGACGGAGTCGAGCGTGCAGAAACGCTGTTTATTGACTTTTTAGGCGCCGAAGACTCGCAGTACGTAAAAGATGTCACGCGAACGTGGCTCAAGGCCGCCGTGGCACGTATAGAGCGCCCGGGAGTCAAATATGACTCATGCATAGTGCTTAGTGGCCCGCAGGGCCTAGGCAAAAGTACGATTTTAGGCAGGCTAGGCGGAAAATGGTTTAATGACAGCATCGTCAGTTTTCAAGGTAAAGAAGCAATGGAGCAGCTGCAAGGCAGCTGGATTATTGAGCTGTCTGAAATGCAGGCGTCTACAAAGGCGGATAACGACATGATTAAAGCTTTTCTATCCCGGCAGACGGATAAGTTCCGTGCACCTTACGGGCGGCGTACTGAAGAGTACCCGCGGCAGTGCGTTTTTGCCGCCACTACGAATGACAGCATCTTTCTTAAAGACCGTACCGGCGGACGCCGTTTTCTGCCTGTTTTCTGTGCAGGCAACGGCAAACGTCCACTATCCGATTTGACAGATGATTTCATTGGTCAGGTATGGGCAGAGGTCAAGCAGCTATACGAAACAGATCAAAATCTGTACCTGCCTGCCGATTCCGCGAAGACCGCAAGAGAGCTGCAGGAAGCGCATACCGAGGGCAGTGAGAAGCTGGGACTGGTCTTAGAGTATCTGGATACAAAATTACCCGAAAACTGGGACGATATGGATTTATACGACCGACGGGACTATCTCAAGCATCACGGCGAAGAAGGCTATCCTGAAGGAACGGTGGTACGGAGCCGGGTGTGCGCGCTGGAAATATGGTGCGAGGTTTTTGACGGGACGCGGCAGGGCTTTCGGAACGTTGACGCACGCGAGATGAACGGCATTTTGCAGCAGTTAAAAGGGTGGGAACCCGAAGGAGTGAGGGCTACCGGAAAAATATACGGAAAACAGAGAAGCTTCAAAAACATCAAGCCGGTAAAAAGCGCGGCAACAAAGTAGGTAACAAAGTACAAAAAACTGTTGCCGCTTTTCAAGGACAACAAAGGCAACAAAGTAGGTAACAAAGTACAAAAAACTGTTGCCGCTTTTCAAGGACAACAAAGGCAACAAATTTTACAGATATTTCAAAAATTATAGAGTTTAAAGGATTTTGGCAACAAAAGCAACAAAGGGCAACAAACTTTGTTGCCGTGTTAAGGACAGATAGGGGGCTGAAAAAGAATGTATCGGCAACAAAGCAACAATTATTCTATAGAGGATTATTGAAATATAGAGTTATAGAAGAAAATAATAGACACATGATCATTTATTTCCTCTATAACTCTATAATCCGTAGAGGTCTTCGCGCGTGCGCGCGTAGCGCGCGAGATAAAGATTTATATTCTTATTATATAGGCGGGAAAAGCCTTTGTATATTTATGAGGTGAAAATGAAAGAATATGCAGTTGAAAAACACCTAGTTCAGAAAACGCAGGAGTGCGGCGGGATATGCCTCAAGTTTATTAGCCCCGGAATTGCGGGGGTGCCGGATAGACTTGTCGTTCTTCCCGGCGGGAAAATCGGGTTTGCAGAGATGAAGGCGCCGGGGAAGAAGCCGAGGCGGCTGCAGAGAGCGGTTATTAGAGATCTGTATCGACGAGGATGTCGGATAGCTACTATCGATAACTTGAAGTCGGTAGAAGGATTTGTCAGGAGACTTGCGAAATGAAATATACACCGCATGGATATCAGGAAGCCGTGATTGAACATATCTTGAAAAATGCAGGAACAGGGATATTTCTAGGTATGGGCTTAGGTAAAACATCTACAACGCTATCGGCTATCTTTCAAGCAATGTTTGACGAATTATCGATTAACAAAGTATTGATTGTGGCACCGAAGAAAGTAGCTGAAGCTACTTGGCAGGATGAGGCGGCGAAATGGGATTGCTTTAAGAACCTTACGTTTTCGACAATTCTGGGAACTCAGGCACAGCGGGTACAGGCACTTGCGAAAAAAGCAGATATCTACATCATTAATCGCGAAAATGTCGTGTGGTTACTTGAGTACCTGCGGTATAAACCGGATTTCGATATGCTTGTTATCGACGAGAGTACGAGTTTCAAAGACGCAAGTACGAAACGATGGAAAGCGTTACGAAAGGTCAGGACGTGCTTCAGAAAAATAGTTTTGTTGACCGGCACGCCACGCCCGAACGGGCTGATGGATCTATGGGCGCAATTGTACTTGCTTGACGGTGGTAAACGGCTGGGGCGGACACTGACAGAGTACCGGAATAATTATTTTATACCGGATAAGCAGAACGGCCCGGTGGTTTACAGCTATCGGATACTGAGCCCGGACGCCGAAAAAGAAATCTATGACAAGATATCGGATATTTGTATCAGCTTGAAAGCTGAAGATTATCGTTTGATGCCGGATAAACTCCCGCCGGTTACGGTTCCTGTAGTGCTTGATGAGAAATCGCAGAAAGCATACCGAGAACTTGAGCGAGAATATGTTACAGAATTGCAGGGCGAAGAGATAACAGCTTTATCGGCAGCAACGGTCAGTAATAAGCTGCTGCAGCTGGCAAATGGAGCTGTGTACGACGGCGATAAAGCTGTTATACCGGTTCATGACGCGAAAATCACAGCGCTAAAAGAGATTGTAGAAGCAAATGACGGAAATCCGATTTTAGTCTTCTACAATTTCAAGCACGACAAAGATCGGATCAAAGAAGCCTTTCCGAATGCGCGAGAATTGCAAAATTCAGGCGATATAAGGGATTGGAACGCAGGAAAGGTAAAACTACTCATAGCGCACCCGGCAAGCGCGGGATACGGTCTCAATTTGCAAGCAGGCGGGCATATCATTGTGTGGTTTGGTCTAACGTGGAGTCTGGAGCAGTATCAGCAGGCGAATGCAAGACTTGAACGGCAAGGACAGAAAGAGCCGGTTGTCATACATCACTTAGTGGCAAAAGGTACGGTGGATGAATTGGTTATGCAGGCACTGAAACGAAAAGAAAACGGGCAGGAAGCCATGATGAACGCAGTTAAATTATTAGTCGAAAGGAGCGACAGAAAATGAAATTAAGGAAACTGTTAGAAGCAATTGAATGTGGGACACCAGTAGGCATCATCAAAAAGAAGGCGGGGTTGCCGGATATATCTTACAGAGCACTGTTCGATGGCAAGAGTGATGATGTTCCGTATTGGCTTGCAGATTTTGATGTTTTACGGATAAGATGCGGCGGATCGCGCTTAGTAGTTGAAGTTTATGAGGAACGGAAAAATGATTGATATGGTAAACAGGCCGGCACACTACAATAAGGGTCGGGTAGAATGCATTGACGCAATCGAGGTAGCGACAAGCGATTTAAGCGGTATCGAAGCTGTGTGTACGGCGAATGCGATTAAATACTTGTGGCGATGGAAGCAGAAGAACGGAACGGAAGACTTGAAAAAAGCCAGATGGTATATTGAGCATCTATTAGAAAGGACTGACGAGAAATGACAGAGATTTTGATTTTCGTAATCGGCGCGTGGATCGGTGCTGCCGTCGGTGTCGTAACAGCAGCATTGTGCGTAGCAGCAAGCAGGAGGAGAAATGGCGGTTAAAGAGTTTTTGAGGTCGGTCAGAGAACAGGACAGATTACTGCGTGCATACGAGCAGGAATTAGAAGATTTGAGGCGCAGAGCGTATAACATCTCCAGTCCGAAACTTGGTGACAAGATACAGTCAAATCACTTAGCTACGCTTGATGAGATCGTTGACAAGTTGGACTCGCAGATCGAAAAGGTGAATGCCGCGTGGGATGAGCTGATTGACAAGAGAGATAATGCTAAAGCACTGATTGACAAAGTAGAAGACAAGAGCGCCAGATGTGTATTGTATCGGTATTACATATTGATTCAGACGTGGGAGCAGATAGCCGTGGATATGAATTATACAATTCGAAGGATTTATCAGCTGCACGGTCAAGCTTTGAAAAATTTAGAGGATGATTTCACTAAATTTCATTATATTTCACTATAATACGTGTTATTATGATACTGTGAAAATATCGCGAGATACTTTCCTCCTCAATTTTAGAAAAGCACATGCCACTCCCCGGTGTGTGCTTTTCGTTTGTCCGAAGAAGGGAGGTGGTGGCGTGACACCGAGGCAGGAGAAATTTTGTGTCGAATATTTAATAGACTTAAATGCAACGCAAGCGGCTATACGAGCCGGATACAGTGATAAAACAGCATATTCAATGGGACAACGGCTGTTGAAAAATGTTGAAATTCAAAGCCGTATTAAGAAAATGCGCGATGAATACTATGACAAAACGATTATGTCAGCTAAAGAAGTCGAGTATCTGTTATCAAAAGCAGGCAGGGGCGAACTCAAAGAAGAGGTTGTCGTCGTCGAAGGCTTGGGCGACGGCGTTAGTGCAGCACAAATTATCAAAAAGCATTTATCTGCGAAAGACCGTATAAAAGCACTGGAACTCATGGGGAAACGCCACCACCTGTTCGAAGATCAGAACGTTAAGACCGGAGAAGAAGAGGTACAAATCCTCGATGATACAAATTAAACTCAGCGATAAAATGGCGCCTTCGTTTTTCTCTGTACATAAAGACGTCAAGCAGCATGGTCACACGCATTATGTGCTGGCGGGCGGCCGCGGAAGTACGAAGTCTTCTTATGTGTCGCTTGAAATTCCGCTGCTGCTTATGCGGAACCAGGAATGCCACGCTGTCATTTTGCGAAAAGTCGCAAATACGCTTAGAAACTCTGTCTATACACAGATGGAATGGGCGCTTGACGCACTGCGCATATCGGATAAATGGAAAATGACGGTTAGTCCGATGGAGATGGTGAGGAAAGCGACGGGGCAGAAGATTTTATTCTTTGGCGTTGACGATAAAGCAAAAATCAAGTCTATCAAGCTGCCTTTTGGTTATGTCGGAGTGGTTTGGTACGAAGAACTTGATCAGTTTGCCGGCATGGAAGAAATCCGCAATTTGAATCAGTCGCTTATGCGCGGCGGATCTAAATTCTGGTGCTTCTCTTCTTACAATCCGCCGAAATCAGCGAATAACTGGGTGAATGAGGAAATGCTGCTTGATGAACAAGATAGACTTGTACATCGTTCAGACTACTTAAGTGTCAATCCGGATTGGTTAGGTCCGCAGTTTATCTATGAGGCTGATAAACTCAAGGCAAAAAATGAAACCGCATACCGGCATGAATACTTAGGGGAAATCACAGGTACCGGCGGAGCTGTTTTTGAAAATGTCATAGAGAAGCGGATTACCGACGAGGAAATACAGCAGTTTGACCGCAGGCGGTACGGCTTGGATTTCGGTTTCGCGGTAGACCCGTTGGCTTTTATTTCTATGCACTATGACGCCAAGCGGGAAATTTTATATGTCTTTGATGAGATTTATCAGCCGAAGCTGACGAACAGGCAGGCAGCAATAAAAATGAAAAAGAAAATTACAGAAACGGCATTAATTCGCGCGGATAGCGCGGAGCCAAAGTCAATTAAAGAGTTAAACGAATTGGGATTAAGAGTGATGGCAGCTAAAAAAGGCCCCGATAGTGTCGAGTTTGGGATTCGATGGCTGCAGGGGCTTTCGGCTATTGTCATAGATAAAAAGCGCTGTCCGAATACGTATAAAGAATTCGTGACATACGAGTATGAAACAACGCGCGACGGGCAATATATCAGTGCTTATCCGGATAAAAACAATCATGCAATAGACGCCGTCCGGTATGGCTGCGAAGATTTAATGCCTGCGCGGTTCAAGGTTAAAGCTGTGCGGAGTAATTTATATTGAGGTGACACATGGATAAATACAGCCTTTTGACAGACGCTTATTTCGGTACCGGGCTTTTTGAAAACGGTGCTGGACTCAGGCAACATCCGCGGGAAGACCCCGCAAATTATAAAGATAGGCAGGGGCTCGCTTACTACTTGAATTACACCGGGCCAATTGTCAATGCTGCGGTAGATCCGATATTTAAAAACGATATCAAGCGTGACTATAACGGCTCAACGCTGTTTCAGACATTTCTTGATGACTGCGACCGAACCGGCACAGACTATCAGGATTTCTGTAAATCGGCAGCTATGCAGGCAAAACTATACGGCGTAGTGTATATCGTTGTCGATAACAGCGATGAACTGGCGGAACGAAGAAGTGACGCTGTCGCAGGACGCAAGCTGCCGTTTTTAAAAATCGTCACGCCGTCGCAGATTAAAAATTGGGCAATTGACCGATACGGCCGTTTAACGATGTTTCAGTACACCGAGACATCACAGGTCGGAGCGAACGCGAAAAACACCGAGACATATACTTGGACACAGGACTCGTGGGCAATCGGGAATGGCGACGGTAAAGCAACGGGTAACCATAACATCGGATGCGTTCCGGTTGTGCAGTGGCTCGCAAGAAACACGGACAGGAAAATTATTAAACCGCCGTCGGAGTATTTATCGGTAGCACAGGCAAATTACTTTCTTTATCAGCTTTGCAGCTGGCATACTCAACTTTTGAGAGATCAGGCTTTCGGTATTTTGACAATGCCGGATGATGGCACTGGGGAAGTAACGGTCGGCACGAATAATGCGCTTGTCTATCCGGCTGACGCGTCGCATACGCCCGACTTCATTGCGCCACCCGCGGCACCCGCAGAAATGCTGACGGAGCAGATGGACAGGATCATCAAAGAAATGTTCCGCATGTCCGGCTTAGATTCAGTGATTGGCGTGCAGAGTGACAAGAGTAAGTCCGGTGTAGCCAAGCAGTGGGATTTTGAGAAAACAAATAAGCGGCTGGCGGATTTTGCTGTACGCTGCGAGGATGCTGACGAGGCTATCGTTAAATTTTTTGAAATGTGGTCAGGTGAGACGGTCGATTACAATTGCGAATACCCGCGTGACTTTAAAATTAATGATGTTGTTGATTCACTGTCTAATGCGGCTGCAGCGCTTGAGCTCGGATTTGACAGTCCGACATACAAGCTTGAAGTCCTGAAAAAGGTACTGGAAGCGTATATGCCGAATCTGCCGCCGGAAACTTACGACAAAATGATTGATGAAGTCGCGGCCGCTATCGAAGAAAGCAAGCAGAACAGCGCATTTGAAGACGGTGATGTAGATGATCCTGACGGAAACGGACAAGACGATTAAAGCTTTTGAGGATGAAATAAAGCGGCTTCTAAAAGCAGGGAAAACGCCGAAAGAGGCTGTCAATGAAGCCTACAAGACGTATCCGGTAATGAAGATCATGCAGGGGGAAATAGAGCCGCAGCTAATCGGTGAAATGAAAAGAGGCGGCGCGGTAGGTGTCGCCAAACCGCTGTTAAAAAAGGCGTCTAATGCGGTATGGGCTGCTGACGGACTGACATTGTCAAAGAGAACAACGCAGGGGGCAAAAGAGGTTACAAAGCAAGCCGCCGCGGTTATCGCCGAAACGGTAAAGAAAGGGCAGACTGTACAAAAAGCAGCTCTTGCGCTTTTCGATGGGTACGGCTACGGACACACACTGCCGGAACAAGATATCCCCGATTTTTTAAAGCAGCTGACGCAGATTGCAAAAGCAAAAGACTATGGCGGCGCAGAGTTTCATAAAACGATGCGGGCGGTGGAACGAAACCTGAAGAAACTGAATGTACAGGGATTGAAAGCGGCCTATACACAAGTCAAGAATGCTGTACTGTCGGGAAATGAAAAACGTATTGAAAAAGCAGTCTATACAGCGACACAGGAGCGCACGCGATACTTTGCACGACGTATCGCACGTACCGAGATAGCAAGAGCGTATAATGACGGATTTGTGGCAAAATGGGCAAACGATGAGGATTGTGTAGCATTCAAATGGAAGATGTCTACTGCGCATCCGTTTTGCGACATCTGTGACATGTACGCCGAAGCCGATTTATACGGCATGGGGCCCGGGATATTTCCGAAAGACAAAGTACCGACGCTTCCCGTTCATCCGAACTGCATGTGCCACTTGCGACCCTTGATGGTAGGATCTAAACTACTGAAAAGCGAAACGCCGCACGCAAGAATAGAAGAAGGCGGCAGAGAATGGCTTGATAAGCAGACGTTGCCGAACCGCCAAAGAATACTCGGTGTATACGGCGAGAAAGACGTCAAAGCTGGGCGAAGCTGGACAGAAAAAGCACGCGGATACAGCGGCGAAAAGATGAAAAGCAGGATAAAAGATGGTACAATAAAAGAAAAAGACCTTGAAAAAGAACTGCGAAGCTTGGGCGTTAATGTCGATCTATCAGCTCTGAAAGAACCGATAAGAGAGGCTAATATGGCGGAAGTGCTTCAAGTTGTTAACGACAACCCGAAGTTGGCAAAGCATATAGAAAAGTATGGGCTTGATATAGAAACGAATCTAAGCGGAGTGGCGAATGGCGCTACGCAATTCAGCATGCTCCCGGGTAGTATAAAGGTGAGGCTGAGTTCAAAGCTGCTACACGATGTAACGGCTATTAAAACAAGCGTTGCGGCGCAGGAAAAATCAGGGTTTAAGATGCCTGCGGCTGACAAAGAAGCTCTGCACTACACTGCAAGTCACGAGTTTGGACATGTTCTTGAGGTAGTCGCTTTGTATGAGCGAACACAGGGTTTACCGACGTGGGCAGTTGGCGACGAGTTTAAACGGCAAGCAAAGCTTATTCGAAAAGAAATCATAGCATGCGCTAAGGAAATCGATAAAAAGGTGAATTTCAGAAATTACACAAAGTATTTGTCTGAGTATGGTCGTAAAGATGAGTTTGAATTTTTTGCGGAATGTCATGCAAATATGAGATGCGGAAAAACTAATGTCTTGGGGCAGGCTTTGAAAAAATGGTTAGAGAGGTGGAATGAAGATGGATAAAATGTGTACGTTATCGGATTTGGCTGATAGACCTTATTTTCTTACGAATAAAAAATGGTACTATGAAGACGAAGAAGGAAATCTACAGCTTACACCCGAAGCGCCGCCCAGAGCGGTAAAAAGCTATGATGATTTTTTTAAAAAGCCAGAGTTCGACAAAAACGGTATCATGACACTACTGTAGTTATGCGTAAAAATATTTAATTTTTTGCTGTTTAAAAAGCACTCGTTATGAGTGCTTTTATATTGCCTTTTCGCGGGACTGGAGCCCGTCCGCAGGCGTTAAAGAACGGTCTTTTTTATTGGGACAGGAGCCCATTATTTACAGTACACAGGAGGTACTTATTATGACATTGGCAGAATTGTATGAAGCGTTAAGCAAATTGGAAAATGGCGCGGAAATGATATCGGCTGTAAAAACGGAGATTTCCCGCTTAAACGGCGAATCCGCAAAGTTCCGCACATCTAAAAATGAAGCTGACGCGAAAATTACCGAGCTCACCGCAAAAGTGGAAGAACTCACGGCAAAAGGTACAGGAGACCAAACCGCCGCTGAGAAAATGCAGAAACAGCTGGATGAACTCAACAAAAAATATGAGGCAGCCGAAAACGCGCGAAAAGAAGAGCAAGCTAAGCGAGTGCAGGCTGACATTATGCAGCAGACCGTAGCGGCTCTTACGAAAGGCAACGCAGCAAATCCATCGGAAATCGCAAAAATCTTGGTAGGCTCTATCAAAGTGGATGAAGACGGTACTTACAAATTCACGAATGCCAAGAATGAATCAGTCTCAATCGAAGACGGTGCCGCAGGCTGGCTGAAAGATAATGCATGGGCGGTAAAAGACACGCAGAATCCCGGAAGCGGCGGAGGCAACGGCGGAAATGGGAGACAATCACAGCCGCAGGGGCTGCATGCAGCAGTTGCGGCAGCATTAAGTAAGTAATTTTTTAAGAAAAGAGAGGTAAAAACACATGCCGGTAACATTAGCACAGGCTAAACTCAATGTACAGGATGATCTTCAGGCAACGGTCATTGACGAGTACGCAAAATCAAATTTTATCTGGGAACATATTATTTTCGACGATGTAGTATCCCCCGTGGGCGGCGGAGCTACACTGACTTACGCTTATAACCGCGTGAAAACACAGCCGAAAGCCGACTTCCGCGCCGTTAACGAAGAATACACCGCACAGGAAGCAGAGAAAGAACAGAAATCTGTCAATCTGGCGATTTTCGGCGGTTCTTTCAAAGTTGACCGTGTTATTGCGAATATGGGCGGCATTGCAAATGAGGTAACTTTCCAAATGCAGCAGAAAATCAAAGCTGCGTCTGCACTCTGGAATGACACTGTCATCAACGGCGATACCGGGACGAACAACAAAGCATTTGATGGGCTTGAAAAAGCGCTGACCGGGTCTTCTACAGAATATAAGCCTACCGCGGCCATTGACCTGTCTTCCGGGTCTGCTATTGACAGCAATTACAAGACATTTCTTGATGCGCTTGATGAGTGCTTAGGAATGATGGATGGTGAGCCGTCCGCGCTTCTTATGAATGCGGTACTGTTCACAAAATTCAAGGCTGTTGTCCGCCGCGCGGTAGCTTACACTGAAACGAAGGACGATTTCGGGCGTCCTGTCCTTACTTATAACGGCATCCCGATTGTTAATCTCGGCGCAAAGTCCGGATCTAACGATCCCGTTGTGCCGATTGACACGGCTAAGAGTACAACGTCTCTCTACGCAGTACGCTTTGGCATTGACGGTTTCCATGCTGTTTCCATGGCAGGTGTAGCTCCTGTTCAGACATGGCTGCCTGATTTCAAGACATCTGGAGCCGTAAAGTCGGGCGAGGTAGAAATGGTTGCTGCTGTTGCACTGAAAGCAACGAAAGCGGCTGCAGTTCTTAGAAATATTAAAGTTAAATAAGGGAGGTACAAGATGGCACAGATTATAGCACCGAATAAAGATTATACCGGTGAAAGTGCTTCTGTGACATTCGTTAAAGGCGTCGGAGAAACTTTTGACGCCTATTTAATTGAGTGGTTCAAAGAGCACGGGTATACCGTTATTGACGATGAGGTCGCAGAAGTACCGCCGGAAGTACAGCAGGTAGCTCCTGAAGAGGATCCTGTAGCCGACGTCGAAACCGAGGAACAGGCAGAGGAAACACAGGAGAAGCCGAAAAGGACGCGTTCTTCAAGAGCAAAAGCAGCTGATGAGGAATGAGTACCGCAGATATCTTCAAGAGGCGGCTAAGGCAGGCAGTTAAAGAAAGCACTTTAACCGTGGCAGAGCACGCACAGGATAACCACAGGTTTAAATCAAGGACTGGCGCATTAGAGCAATCTGTAATGACTGATTATAGAGCCGGTGGATTGACTGGGGTTATTACGCTGGATTTAAAGCGTGCCAATTATGGGTATTTTGTGCACCACGGATTTCCTGCGCATAATATTCGCCCTAAAAACAAAAAGGCTCTTCGGTGGCCATCGGGTGGTAGATTTGCTTTTGCTAAAAGCGTTCGTCACCCGGGATTCGTCGGAGATCCTTTTGTTTTTAACGCTTTGGATGCGTGCGACGGTGAGATTGATTCTATTTTTGACCGTTACGCAGAATTAGCTAAATCGGAGGTGGAAAATGCTCTTAACAGTCGATGATCTAATAACAAAAGACGAACTGCTAGGGCCAGTTCTAACCGAAGAGACACTGGCCGATGCACATGACTATTTATATTATTTGGCGTCACAAGTAGGCGTCGAGAAATCAAAAGTGCAGGCTACGGTATTAGTCAAACGGTTTATTACCGCTTATGCTTTCCGTGCGACGGCGGTTAATAAATCGTTCGGCTTACCCGGCAGCATGTATAGCGATGGCAAGGACATCGATGCTTACGCGAAAAAGGTGCAGATATATTCTGATGAAGTAAAAATGCTGGAGAACCGACTGCAGACTGCGGAGGCTTTTACGGGTGCTTCACAGTCTTCCGGTTTCCGAGCAGTTAAAATCTTTCGGGGGTAAGTATGGCTTGGCTTGAAATCTTGAAATACCTGCAGACTGAACTGAAAAAACAGAAAGCGGTGCAGGAAGTAAAACTGGGCGCATACGATCCACGGACGATTAAAAATACTGATGGAATTATATTGCTTATGCGCGGAAATGAACAACCGGACACCGATTCAGATATGGTCGATTATGAAACTATAACGCTGTATCTTGAATGTTGGATTCGCTATGACGGCACGGAACTATATGTCGGCTATGAAAAACTGGCCGCGCTGGAAAGTAAAGTGGATGCCGTTTTGCAGAAAATCCGCGCCGTGTCGGGCAAAGTGACAAACAATATTCAGTTAATGGATATTCGGGTTAGCCGGAAGACGGGAGATCCGGGCGGTTTGCGGCCGCTGTACGGCGTGCAATATGAGATAACAGCTACTGTATATGAAAGCGAGGATTGAATATGGCAGTACAAGCGAGAGGCTATAAAGCCTCTACTACGATAGATTTTGAAAGCGCTTATAACAAGGCACCGGTAACGAAAAAAGGAATACTGCTGCCGATTAACAAAAACGAAATGGAGAAAAAGCAAACGCTTATTTCTTCGGATACGATTACAGGGAGCCGTAATAACACGATTTCCAGTTTAGGTCGCGTAAGCGTTGACGGAAACGTGACCATCCCAGCGGATTTTCGCGCTATTGGCTACTGGCTGAAAGCGTTACTTGGCGCGCCTACAAGCGTAAAAGGCACCGGCGTCAATACGCACACATATAAAGTTGGCGACACGCAGCCGTCTTTTATTCTTGAAAAGGCATTTCCCGATTCAGGTAAGTATTTTCTATATCGCGGTTGCAAAGTAAACACTCTGAAATGGGGCTTCGGTGAAGATAGCGAAATGACCGTTGAGCTGGCTATTATGGGCGCTCTGCGTGAAATTGCGTCCTCTACATATGACGCGTCGGCTACATCAGTAGCGAAGCTTCCCATTTCGCAGAATCACACGTATGTCAAGATTGGCGGCACAGAAAGCGAAATTGTTAAAACGGGCGATTTTACTCTGGACGCAGGGCTTGATGGTGATCAGTATGTTGTGGGCAAGGGCGGTATTCGAGGAGACATCCCGGAGGGGCTGTTTAAAGCAAGCGGGAACATTGAAGCGCTGTTTATGGATACTTCTATGATGTCGCTTGCAGACACCGGCGCGAAAACATCACTTGAAATCGGTTTTAAAATGTCGGAAAACTGCAGCTTGGCATTTATTTTCCCGGAAGTGCAGATCGAACCACACGATGCGCCAATCGATGGTCCTGCGGGTGTTTCGGTGAAATTTGCGTGGAATGCATTTTACGAAAGCAATGCGCAGAAAAGCACTGTGCAGGTTGTGTTGAAGAATGATAAGGAGTCTTACTGATGGTCGAAATAAAGACAATGACGAGAAAGCAAGTCAAAGACCTGCGTAAAGCGGGTCTTGATTTAGTTTTGCTTGGCGAGGCGGATAAAACAAAGACAATTGAAGCTCTTGAATGGGTTTTTGATCATGTTTATCCAGAACTTGCTGATGATGAAGAACTCTCTTATCGCGAAATGATCCGGATTGCCACAAAAACTTTTGAAAAAACATACGGAACGGATGCAGAAGTAAAAAACTAACGGATGCCTACAGGTGGGAATGGTCACCGCATCGGGAATACTGTGAAAATTGTCAAAAGCTGTACAGAAAACTGAATAAGAAGCCTCCTTGTGCCGATTGCGAGCATAGGAGGCCTTTTTTGTCAGGAGAAAACACTGAAACGTGGGAGTTGTGGAGCTACTGTGCGGGGCAAGTTCGTACCAGCGGATTAGGCGACATTATCGGAATTGATTATAACGCATTATTTCAGGTTGCAATTGTACTTGGGATTGAAGTAACTCCGGGGATTTTGAAAAAGATAAATGCGATGGAAATGATCATGCGGGAAGAGGTGAGGAAAATTGGCAAGCAGCACTAAAACGATTGAAGCGCGCATTGAAGCAAAAGATAATGCTTCGGGGTCTATCAGCAAAGTTAAGGCGGAACTGAATAAGCTCAGGGACAAAAATATCAATGTAAATGTGGATACATCGGGCGCGGAATCTAAGATCTCGCGCATAGCGCAAAAAATCAATTCTATAGGAAAAGGAACGTCCGGGGGGCTTACCGGGATTCTATCAAAAGCGGGTCCCGCAGGATTGGCGATTGCGGGAGTAACTGCGGCAGTTGCAGGGTTAGGCGCAGCTCTCGGTGCCGCAGGTGATAAATTTATAGGCTACAACGCTAAGATGGAGCAGACCGATATCGCATTTACTTCTATGCTCGGCTCTGCGCAAGACGCCAAGGTTATGATGGACCAGCTGCGTAAATTTGCGGCGGATACGCCATTCGAATTTGAGGATATCGCTCCCGCGGCGCAGCAGTTAAAAGCGTTCGGCTTCGAGGCGCGTGATATTATCCCTACTTTAACCGCGGTGGGAAATGCATCTGCAGGTCTTGGTAGAGGCGCCGAAGGATTGAAGCAGATGGCTTTCGTCATGGGGCAGATTAAAACAACCGGAAAACTGATGGGGCAGGATGTCATGCAGTTGTCCCAGCTAGGGATTCAGGTCAAAGATATTTTAGCTAAAAACTTAGGACTTGCCGCAGATCAATTGTCGGATATCGGGAACCAGGGCATCAGTGCCGACGCGGCCATAAAAGCGCTCACGGAAGGCATGAATGAACGGTTTCCGAACATGATGGCCAAGATGTCCAATTCTTTCTCCGGTATGCTGAGCACCATTAAGGACAACGCAAGCCAAATACTCGGTAAAATCGGAGAACCGCTTTTTAACAGCATGAAAAATGCGATCGGCAAAGTCCGTGATGTGTTTAATACAGCTCTTAAAAACGTAAATACAAAGGGACTGTCGCATATTTTTGATGACTTGGTTCCCAAAGGGCTTGCGAATCATATCAGCCACCTTTTTAACTCAATCGGACAGGGAATTTCTGCGGTTATGCCGGTCATCGATAATCTGTCATCAGCTCTTGGCGACTTGTTTAAACCTCTTTTAGAGAGGGATAGCAAACTATTTTTAGATATGCTAGACACTGTCGCAACAGTGACGGTTAATGTGTGGCGCGTGGTAAGCGGCGTTATCGCAGACATTGCGGCCGTTATTGGTTCGGTAGAATCCCATATCGTAAGCGTACTGAACGGTATAAGTGGTGCATTTGACACCTTGTATAACGGATTGCTTAGCGGAATTGTGCAGCTGGCTAATCGATTTTTAGCGACTGTGGGTGACTGGCTGTCGCAAGCATATAACGCTATTGTCGATTTCGTGAATGCCTGCTTGGACAAACTCGGGGTCGTCGGTACGGCCATCCGAAAAATCGCAAGTATGGTCGGCGCAGAAATTGAATCCGCAAAAGACGCAGTTACAAACTCTAAAACGTTTCAGGCGTTGACTAATCTTGTGACAATTGATGGCAATATTACTTCAAAAGTGGAGAAGGGGCCTACTGATTTTGTTAATCAAGGTGGTGGCTCTGTGAGTGATGGCGGAAGCGTCGGGGGTTCAGGAGGCGGTGGCGCTGGTGCTGTAGACAAAGCGCAAAAGAAAATTGAAGAGCTGACAAAAAAGATCGCCGATGCCGTTTCGGATTTATCTGATAAAATCCTTGACGAAACAGGAACAGCTTACGAAAAAGGAATCGGCAAACTGAATAGAGAAATAGCCAAAGTAAAAAAAGAAATTGAAGAAGCCGCGGCTGCAGGAGTTAATACGGACGCACTGCGGGCAAAACTTGAAGAATATGGCCGTGTTATAAAAGATAAACTTGTCAAAAAGTGGAAAGAAGCCAATACAGATCTTGTTAATGATACAAACCTCGCCCTGGCTAAAATGACTAAAAGCATTTCCGCACAGGCGGAAGCACAGTACCAAATTGATCTGGAAAAGCTAAAACGCGAAAAAGAGAACAAGCTAAAAGAAGTTGCACTGACTCAAGATAGCGCCGAAGCTAAACTTGCGGTAGAGTGCTGGTATAATGCGCAGCTTGCGCTTATCACAAAGCAGCGGGACGACGAGCTGGCTAAAGAACCAAAAACTTGGAGTGAAGCTTGGAATACGGCGCTTCAGCAGATGGTCGAGAATTTCGGATCTAAAGGTAAACAGATGCAGGACGCTATGAACAGTGTCGCATCCTCGATGGCTGACGGTTTTACAGACATGTTTACTGATGTACTGACTCTCGATTTTAAAAACATCGGAAGCTCTTTTAGTAACATGCTGAAAAGTATGTTAAAAGCAATCGCTAATTTCATGGCCAAACAGGTCGTGACGAGTTTTTTAAGCCGGTTTTTAGGTGGCAGCGGAGGAGGCCTCGGAACTGGGATTTCTCTCGGTGGCAGCTTTAGCCAGAGCTGGAGCGACCGGATGATTGCGTCCGTAGCGCCTAAACTTAGTTTTCGCGCGAACGGCGGCCCGGTATCTGCCGGGCAGGCATACATCGTCGGAGAACGCAGACCGGAGCTGTTCGTTCCGCGTACATCCGGCACGATTATCCCGAGTGTCAATGTAGGTCGGCAGGCGCCAGAAGTGCAGGTAGTTGTTCAGAATAATACCGGCACCCCAATGCAGGCTAAAACGCAAACAACGCAGCAGACGGATGGTCGGATTCTGAAAACGATTATTCTGCAGACCGTAGCAAATGCTGTTTACACAAATGAAGATCACATGCGAGATGTCATAGCAGGAGTCCGCGGAGGTTAATATGCTAAAGTTCCCGAACATTAAAAATCCTATCTACCCGCTAAAGCATAAGCGGGTAGACCACACATACAAAATGGAACAGGACAATGAAACAATTAATACGCGGCCGAGGTTTACGAAAAAACCGCTGCATTTTACTCTGCAGTGGTCAGCTTTGCCGGCGGCCGATTATTCCCTGCTTGACACATTTTTTAACGACCAGGCGTACGGTAACGCCCTAAAATTTCAGTGGACATATCCGCCGGAACCGGGGTGTAAATTTGCAGGGCAGACGTTTACTGTTCGATTTTCAGGGGATCTCGAATTTGACCTCGTAAATCCCGGGATATTTTCGGGGCAGGTAACACTGGAGGAAGCGTAAATGGAATTATCTACAGCAGCAATCATTGAAAAGAATAAAACAGCTTCTAATGGTGCAGATCTTCTTCTCTGTGATATTACGTGTAGAGATGAAAGTCTGCACTTAGTAGCTAATAATGAAAATATTGTTTTTCAAGGCGTCACTTACTACGCTTACGCATTCAGCGTCGATAAAATCAAAGTAAGTAGTACAGAAATGCCGTCGGCAAGATTGAATATCAGCAACATCACTGGATCCATGCAAGCTTTGCTTGAAAAATATGACGGAGCGGATGGTGTCACCGTATCACTTAAAGCTATTAATACAAATGTCCCAGATGAGATTTTAGATGAAGAAGTATTCGACGTTATCGGCTCATCCGCAGATAAAAAGACAGCAACGCTGAATATTGGCACCAGTTTTTCGTTACAGAAACGCTTCCCTGCAACGCGCGTATTGAAAGATTTTTGCCCTTTTAAATTCAAGGGGCGCCGCTGTGGATATAAAGGGCCTGTGACAACCTGTAATAAAACACTTTCAGATTGCCGCAGATGTGGTAATAATAAGCGTTTTGGCGGATGTCCGACAGTGCCGCAGGGAGGCCTTTATGTTAGAGATAACTGATTTAATCGGAAAACCGTTTTCAGAAATGAAATGTTGGGATTTGGTGCAAGAGTATTACCGCCGAAACGGAAAGAGTTTACCGGATTACCGCAAGCTGCTCACTGCTGATGGAATTCCCGATGGACGTGACCGATATCAAGAACTCGAAGAGCCTGAAATCGGTTGTATTTGCATATATTCAATTAAGGGTCAAGGCATTGACCATGCCGGAGTATATCTTGGTGACAATCAACTTCTGCACGCCACGGAAGGCGGTGTGTGTATTGAACGTTTTTCTAAATTTTTACCGCGGCTGAAAGGAATGTATAAATGATCCATGTAATTATCGTTAATAATCCGTTTGACAGGCGGCAAAGAAAAGATTATTACGAGTCGTGCAGCGGGAAAACGGTTAAAGAATATCATTCCGAAGAGGGAGAGAAAGTATACGCAATTAACGGTGTCCCCTGCGGTGCGGAGTATATTCCCGCGGACGGAGAAGAGCTCGTCGTCATGCCGAAAATCGAGGGTAAAGCCTTAGGGTGGATTTTATCCATCGGAATTACTGTTTTGTCCGCAGGCGTCGGGGCGGGTCTTATCGGCAGCAGCATGATGAGCATGTGGGCGCGCATGGGCTTGTCTCTTGCAATCGGTATGGTGGGGAATGCACTGGTTAATAAGCTGACGCCGACCCCGAAAGCGGATTTGAGTAATACCGAACAGTCAAATACTTACGGATGGGGCGCTCCGACGACGTTAACAGGGCAGGGATATCCCCTGCCTATTGTTTACGGCGCTGTTAAAACCGCGGGGATTATGCTTGCCCGACACGTGGTGTCCGAAGGAGAAAAGCAGTATCTGAATATACTCTACTGTGTAGCCGAAGGGCCGATTGATGAAATATCTAACATCGAACTCAATGGAAATCCAATAAGCAACTATGCCGATGTGCAGGTAGATATCCGTTTGGGCGCGAATACACAAAAAATTATTCCGAATTTTAATGACTCTTATGCCGACACCGGGCTTGCCTACGAACTCAACGATGACGGTAACTGGCATACGCACAAATTAGACGGGAATACGGCGCAGGGACTTGAATTAACATTTTCATTCCCCGCAGGGTTGTATTATTCGAACGATAGCGGCGGTACTTCTGAAACTTGGGTCGAATTGGAAGCGCAGTATCGAAAAGTCGGTGACTCCGACTGGAAGAATATAGAAGTTGGCCGGATTAAGAAAAACACCAATAAATCATTTTATCTTGTGTATTCTGTTCGTGATCTGACACCAGCACGCTATGAAGTACGGGCAAGATGCACCAAAAAAGATGGTACGTCTATTCGGTATGCGAATAAAGTGCAGTGGCAAGGCGTTACTCAAGTTATTTATGACGACTTCGAGTACCCGGGCAAAGCACTTATCGGAATAAAGGCATTGGCTACCGACCAGTTGTCCGGGAACGACCCATCTATGACGTGTCTCGTTACGCGTAAAAACGTCAACGTCTGGAATCCAGCAACAAAGCATTATGAAGAACGGCCGGCAGACAATCCGGCATGGGCTACTTATGATATTTTGCACCACTGCCTAAAAATTGACGATACCGAGGGCGGATTTGAATATGAAGCCGACGGCGTCCGAAAAGAAAATATAGACTATTATGCATTCAAAGCGTGGGCGGCAGCATGCGCTAATGCCGGGATGGCGTTTAATTATTTATATGACAGCGCTATGTCCGTGTGGGACGCAAAAGATTACCCGTGCCGCGTTGGCCGCGGAGCTATTCTGCTGATGGGCACTAAGTTCTCTTGCGTCTATGACTACGCAGGAACACCTGTACAGCTGTTTACTGTCGCCAACATGAAAAAGGACTCTTTTAAAGAAGAATTTCAGGCTCGGGATCAGCGGGCAAACGCAGTTGAAATATCTTTTATGAATAAAGACAAGAACTACGAACGCGACGTGCTGACCGTCTACGGTGATGATTACGATACTGCGGAAAGAAATGTACAGCCGGTGCAGATCGAACTAATGGGGTGTACCTCATTGAAACAAGCTTATGCGTTCGGACGATATAAACTTCGGTCGAATAAGTATGAAATTCGTACAGTTTCGTTTGATGCGTTTGTCGATGCGATCGCTTGTACAATCGGCGATGTTATCCTTGTACAAACCGATAATACGACGTGGGGCACTGGTGGTCGGATTGTTAGCGTTAACGGAAAAGAATTAACGCTGGATCAACCTATCGACGTTGATTACAGCTCAATTTTTGTCCGTGACCAGGACACCGATAAAATCTTTGAGACGGCAATTATCTCAATTGACGGAAGTAAAGTAACAGTTTCAGACGCTACCGGTTTTTCTGCAGATGCAGTTTATGCTGCAGGTAAAACGGGAAAAATAGCTAAGATGTTCAAGGTTTTAGCTATTGAAAAAGGGATGGACGACGCTACTCGGGCTATTACCGGGATCGAATATTATCCGGAACTGTACAGCCCGGATACGAGTAAAGTGCCGGAAATAACGGCATACGATAATATCGTTAACGGCCCGACAGACCTTACTATTACTTGTACCGTTAAAACGGGTTACGGAGCCGGCACAGACTGCTCTGTGCATTGCGCTTGGATTAATCCTAAAACGGCCAATACTGTATATCTTGAGACAAGAGAAGACGGAGCTAATGTCTGGGTACGCCGCGGAAGGTTTGAAAACAGCGAGAATTCCTATACTTTTGGAGCGGACGGAACCAAGAAATACACTGTCCGGGTGTATTCGGAAAACGAACTCGGCAAGCGATCCGGCTACTCTACGGCCAGAGTAGATTTATCTGCGTGGCTGCATCCCGCGGAAACGCCAAAAAACATCAAGGCATACACAAGATACCGAACATTGCCCAACGGTTCTCATAGATACGACATTCTTGTATCGTGGGAATCTAAAGATTTAATCGGTCGCGTCTGGTATAAAACGAACCATGTACAAGGCGAGGCGATCGTCATTGAAGACGGGCTAAGCGCCGATGAACTCGGCTTTGCCGGGGCATGGGTGTACGCAGGGCAGGGAAAAGGACAGCTGATTATTCCGCAGGCTCTACCCGGCGACACCTACAGAATAGCAATTACCACAGCTGATGGACGGGGTGTATTTAATCTCCCGGATGATGCACCAAAAATCGACAAATTAGTCGCGCTGAAATCCACAATTCCGAATACTCCAGATAACTTCAAGATGGTTATCGGCAGTGTGGCACATTTATCATGGAATCCTGTAACCAATGCTGACGTACAGTTCTACGAACTTAGGACAAACAGCAACGCAGGTGGCGATTCCGACGCTTTGTTGGCGAGAACAGATGGGCTATCTTTTGATGTTACGCTGACAAAACGCAACGGAACATTATATCTGTTCGCCTGCAATACGGAAGGGAAATATTCTGCACCTGCAACAATATCGTATAACAAGCCCGCACCGTTAGCTCCACCTAAGCCCGATTTAATATCGGCAATCGGCGGATTTTCCGTTGTCGCTAATCCTATCCCTGCCGACTGTGCAGGGATGGCGGTATACATAGACCCCGCCGGCAAGAGTATCACGAGAATAACAACAACAAATAGCGTTTACTCTTACTCTTGCCCTGAAAACATCTATGAAGTGTCTATCGCTTATTATGACATGTTTGGAGAAGGCGCACGGTCGCCGTCGAACACGGTCACAGTGAAACTTGTTATCGATGAATCAATGCTGAAAGACGGGGCAATCAGTCTTAAGAAAGTTGACGAATCAATCAAAAAAGCACTGGAAGCAGGGAAAGTCAGTCAGGAATCCGTTAATCAGATAGTGTCCAATTTGAATAAAAAAGACGGCTACAAGACATATAGCGCTTTAACGCAGTTGAACAACGCTATTGAACTTCGGGTAAAAGATAATGAGATCATTAATCGCATTAACTTAACACCGAAAGGAACGACGATTGACGGCAGCTATCTACATATCACCGGTAAGACAACTATTGATAATAACGTCATAGTGAACGGTATGCTTGCTGCAAATGCCGTAACATCAGACAAAATAGCAGCAGGCGCAGTGACAGCGAATAAGATCAGTGTTAATAGTCTTGAGGCGGTATCAGCTAACGTCGGCAATCTTACTGGCGGAACTATATCCGGGACTACACTCATCGGCTCAACAATCCGCAATCAATCTGGTTCGTTTTCGGTAGATCCCGACGGAAATATCCGCGGCGCTACTCTCACGGCTGGAACGATTGACGGAAATTCCGTTAGAATTAATGGCTACAACGTTAGAGCAGTTTCGATTCTAAAAGGTACTGGGAGAGGAGATTTCACAATTCCCCTCCCGGAAGGATACGAAGCAAAGGACTGTGTGTGGACGGCATTTCTAATGAGTAATGCGCGGAGTACCTATTCTTTTTCGATGAACGGAAGAAGAGTGCATGCCAAAGAAATATCAGGGGATTATCCCGACCCGCTATGCGGTTACATGGTTATAGGTATTAAATAAAGGAGGCATAAATTGTGGTACGGATTTGATAGTGGAGGCGATTGTCGGTTCTCTTCTGACGGCGCAGTACGACAGGAGCCGGGCATATCGGTTGTGAAGTCCGATGTAGTATATACGGATATTTCCCGGCTTGTACTTATTAACGGGAAAATTGTGGAAATGGAGGAGACGGCAAATGAAACTAACAGTATTTCAGCACGGAGAAATTAGAGACGAAAACGATAAAATCATTCAAGAAGGGACTTACGGCAAGCATACTGTATTTACTTCTTCTGACAATCGGGGAATTTTAGACTATATCATCAATAACTTTGAAGTGCTGTATCAAGCGGTGCAAGGTAATTTATCCGGCATTGTCGATGTAAACACCATTCTTAATACTGTCAAAGAGTACATCAATAAGCAGAAATACGTACAGTCAGTGGACGGTAAAGGGCTGTCTACAAATGACTATACGACGGAAGAAAAAAACAAACTGGCGAGTCTTGAGAATTACTCTCTAACGACAAATAAAATAAAAACAGCTTTAGGGTATACGCCAGTAAATGAAGCTGCACTAAATGATAAAGTGTCTACTGTCGCATTAACGAACGCAATAACATCGGTGACGAATAACTTTAATCAGACACTTACAGGATACGCACAAAAATCAGAACTAAACGACAAGCAGAATAAATTGGATTTTGACAGTGCACCAACGGAAAATAGCGAGAAAATGCTTACATCCGGTGCTATATATACGGCAATACAAAAAGCCGTACAATCCATTACAGATGTGGATAACACATCATTTTAAAAAAGGAGCAGAGGTATGACAATCACAAGGCAAGAAATCATTGACGCACTCATCAACGGGAGCGCCGAAATCGGGAAAAATGAAGAGTATGTAGATTTAGACGAAAGGAGTTTTTAATCATGACAAAAGGGAGAATATCTGTCGAAAGTGTAACCGCTATTGCGAATGCAATTAGAGAAAAATTAGGTACAACCGCAACATATAAACCTGCTGAAATGGCACCCGCTATTCTGTCTATTCCGACTGGCGGAACAGGGGAGGAAATCCCGAAGGTTTATGTGCCGAAAAAACTTGAACATCAGAACATCGTTATTACACCGAGTGCTTTAACAACACCGGCGGAAATCGGTGATAAAAAGGTATATTCAGCTTCCGTATCTTCAATCGATATTAAAGTGGTACCCGCAGTAGGCTATGAAGCCGGGAACATCGTCGTCAACGGAAATGTTATGAGTAAAGAGGTTAATAATTACGTAATCGCTGGGGGAGAACAGATTACCGCAACAGCAGCTACGAAAATAGGTGAAGCACCAACGCTTGATATCCACGGCACGCTGATATTTACTGAAAATGGCGAAGATACATTGATCGCAACAAGCGATAAAATCAATACTACAAGTGCCGGATATCGTGTTAATAATGTTTACGCACAGCGTATTGAGGATTACTTGATAGTCGAAATCAATATACCCGGGATCGAAGAATTTTATAAGAAACCGGGAATCTATACAAATTCTATCATTAATGTAAAAATCGGCGATGTATTATTCGATATGACACGCGAAGGTCCGAATAGTCTTTCAGGCGGAAGTACGAAGGCGGATTTTGTGAAGTTAAAAGAGAACATCGGGAAACCGCTTAATTTCTCAATTAAATACGAATAATATTTACGTTACCGTGGGAGCCGTTCAGGCTCCTGCGGTATTAATTTTATTAAGAGGTATATGAAATAATGAGTATGGGGGATATGAGCCCGGAAGCGCTGGAACGAATCGTCAGAATTGAAACAAAGCTGGATATGCTTGTCGAAATGATTCCGAAGATGCAAGAATTGCAGTTAGCGCACGAAAGAGCAGCGCAGAGCGCTAAATCCGCGCATCATCGAATAGACAATATATACAAGGTGGCGGGGCTTATATCGACCATCGTATCTGTTGTCATCGCATTAATCGGGAAGG